ATGATATCGTAGGCATTCTCCAAAATGGCCTCCCACGCACCGTTATCATCAAGCACCACAGGACGGGCATAGCCGATTTTCTCATAAGGAGCCTTCGGAATGTCATAAAGGCGGATATCTATGAGTTTCGGTGTTTTGCTTGTATCCGTAGTGGTCAGCGTGACCTTAAAACGGATATAGTTTCTGTTCGGAGATTGCAGCTTGCCGTCCGTTCCGACAGCAACCCAATCACTCCAATCGGTAAGGTCATCACTGGTGGAGGTTTCCACCGATGCCACTGCCGTTGTGCCTGCCACATACTCACTTGTATAGGACACCTTGCCCGTACCGGAGAGATTACACTCTGCCGCCTTGGTATAAAGAACACCGCTTTCCGGATAGACACCATCCGTTGCTTTCAGCGTTACACCGCTTGCATCGGTAAGAGCATCCACATCAGCGGAACTGTCAGCACCGTTACAGAGAATGGTGGCATTGAAATAGTCCACCAAATCATCTGCCGTAAGTTGTGAATCGCAATCTAAAAACCAATCGTCAAAGCCTCCTGCATAATAATAGCTTGTGGCGTGCATACCGATAACCAGATCCGCCGTGCAGGATGCATTCAATGTTCCAGTAAAGGTCAGAGCATCCGACTTCCACACTTCTCCTGTGGAACGGTCGCCTACCACATAGGTGAACTGCTTGTTATTCGGTTCAATGACTCCTGCGATAAAATACCAACCGCCATTCTTCAGCGTGAAGGATGGGGTCACGGTCTTATCGAGGATAAGACTGCCAGAAGAATTATAAAGCATAATTCTCGGCTTGCCGGAATACAGAGACAGATAAAAAATAGGCTGCCCTGGACCGTAACGGGTATTAAATATCGGACAGAAGGTATTACCGACAGAATAAGTGGTAGGACACATCCAACCACCCACGATGATACGCTCACCGAGGTTAGCAAAGATGCTGCCGTCATTGGTCACCTGCAGGTGAGTCTTTTCAGATGTCGGATTATTGATATTAAAACGAATCTGTCTGCCCTTCGGACTTTTACTTAAGTTTGCCGTTGTACCACTCCAATTGACGATGGTAAAGTTTCTGCCATTAACGGAGGAATCGGCAAGAGCCGTATCTTCATCCGGTGCAGACTCGTTAAAACGCCACAGACCGGAGGCGGCATACTCCGCAGGAAATTCTCCTGTAAAATCTGTCTGCTTATTCAGTATCATTTTCAGAGCCATGCCGTCACCTCCATCTGTTCTTAGCCTCGATTTGTAATTCCGTCAGTGTGGCGTTGCTTATCTCCACGGTGACGGTGTTATCTCCAACAACAAGGGTCGGAAAGTTCAGTTCCTGTAAATACGGCAGACCGTTTCGGAGTGTCTCGCCGTTTTCATCCACCACATAGGCAGTCATTTTATCCGTATCCACAACCAGGGTTTCTCCTTCAGAGAGGGTTGCGTTTACGATTTTCAGTTCCGAGCCGTTTGTGGTAATGCTGATATAATTGCTTGCCCCAGCGGTTACCACACCGCTGATACGGTATATAGGCAACGACTCAATATTGCCGATTGCACGGGTCACGGTGTGAGAGCCTTCCTCCGTGATGAAGAAGGTTTCATCCGTGATGGCATAACCGAAAGGGTCTGGGCAGAAAAACTTCAAATCAAAAGAACCTGCCGAGCACACAAGCCTTTCACAGTCCACCGCATCATTAAGCCTTGCCATAAAATATCTGTCCGGCACATCGTCAAAAATAAGCTGGCGTAACCCCTGCACAGGGTCAAGCCACGCTGCAATATCGTCCAGGGCAGATACCAATGCCGTAAAGTTGTGTTTCGGATAAATGTTGCAGTGGACAGTGATTTCACGATAATCGAAGTCAGCACCGAAGTCTGCAACACCGTATTTACCCGGCACGGTGGTGGTAAAATTACGCATCTTACCACACACCTGCCATGAAGTCAGGCGGGCTTTGATGCCCATGCTGCCCGACGTAATGTCATTAAAAATAAAACCCATAGGTCAAAACCCTCCTTTATGCTGTAGTGAAGTGTCCCTGTGCACGGGAGCCACTCTGAATCAAGTTGTAAAGTTCTTGGGAAATCTTGCGGATATCCTCTTCGCTTCGGACAATCATCTGCTGAATGGTGATAAGGGCACCGCCACCGAATCCTGCACCGGATACCGTATCATTACGGTTGACCGTACCATTCACACTAAAGTCCGTAGGAAGTGCCGTGGTCATATCATCGGCAAGGCTGTGCATCACATCGTTGATGTCCTTGCTCATACCTTCAGCTGCAGCAACCGCATCTTTACCATTGGTATTGATGGAGCCTGCCAGACCTTCCACAAGCATTTCACCAATCCACGCCATCTCATCCGAAGGCGAGTGAATACCGAAGAAGTCACAGATGCCATCCCAGATGGAAGAAATCCAACCGGACACCTTATCCCAAAGCCATCCGGCAAGGGACTGGATACCCTGCCACAGACCCTTTACAAGGTTTGCACCGACACTGGCAAGCTGAGATACACCTTTTCCGAACGCCGATACCAAACCGGACAGAATCTGCGGCACGGCTTTTACGATTTCCACTATGATGGTCGGCAGGTTTTTTATTAAGGAAACAAAGAGCGTCACACCTGCCTGTACGATTTGCGGTATGCTGTTTATAAGGGCATTTACCACAGAACCGATGATTTCCGGGATTGCAGCCACAATGGTTGTGATGATTTCCGGCAGTGCCTGGATAAGTGCAACCAAAAGGTCAATACCCGCCTGGATAATCTGAGGGATAGAGCCAAGCACGGCAGTGATGATGCCCTCAATAATCTGCGGGATTGCCTCCACAATTGCCACAATGATTTCCGGCAACGCAGATACCAAAGAGGTCAAAAGCTGAATGCCTGCATCGATAATCTGCGGAATCGCACCGATGACAAATTCCACGATGGCAAGGATAATGGAAGGCAGAGCCTCAATCAGCACGGGAATTGCATCAAGCAGTCCCTGTGCCAATCCCATAATCAACTGCAATGCTGCGTCCAAAATCATCGGCAGGCTGTCAATCAGACTCTGCACAATGGTAATGACCGCCTGTACTGCTGTGGGAATCAGCGTAGGAAGTGCCTCGCCGATTCCCTGCACCAAAGACATCACTATCTGAATGGCCACATCAATCAGCAACGGCAGATTTTCAATCAGCGTGTTTACGATGGTCATCAGTGCATCGATTACCACGGGGATAAGTTCCGGCAGCATGGTAAGTATGGTATTCAGCACCTGCGAAAACAGGTCAACCACGGTATCCAAAAGTGTCGGAAGAAGTTCTCCCACCGTTGCAAGCAGGGCGTTCAGAGCCGTAGGCAGTGCTGCTATGATGTTTTCAATCACGGGAGTGATGTTGGTCAGCACATCCTGGAACGCATCCACCACATTGTTGCAGAGCATTTCAATGTCTGCATCAGCATTACCGAAACCTACGATAAGGTTATCGATGGCGGCCTTCATGGAGTTCAAAGAACCCTCAATGGTGTGTTCCGCCTCTGCTGCCGTTGCACCCGCCACACCCATGCTCTCTTGAATCACATGGATGGCAGAAACCACATCTGCATAAGAACTGATGTCATACTCAATGCCGGAAATCGCCTGTGCATCGGCAAGCAGACGCTCCATTTCGGTCTTGGTGCCGCCGTAGCCGAGTTTCAAGTTGTCCAGCATCGTATAGTTCTGCTTGGCAAATCCCTGGTATGCGTTCTGGATGAGTCCGATATCCGTACCCATCTTATTGGCATTATCCGCCATATCGGTAATGGCCATATCCGCATACTTTACTGCCGCCTCGGTATCTCCTCCAAGGGAAGAAATAAGGGAGGCAGAAAAAGATGTGACCGTGGACATATAGTCGTTTGCCGACATACCCGCCGTCTTATAGGCGTTGTTTGCATATTCCTGCAGTGCAGCAGAGGAATCCTTAAACAGCGTATCGACACCGCCGACCAACTGCTCATATTCCGCATAGGATTCAACTACTGCCTTGCCAAGGGAAACTGCGGCGGCAGCGGCAGCCGTAACCACCGCTCCCATTGCCACACCGACACCCTTTAAGACAGAACCGAGGCTTTCAAATTTGCCCTTGTTCTTTTCAGCAGAATCTCCGGCATCGTCCAGTTCTTCGCTCATATCGTCGGCACTGTCAGCAACGTCATCCATTTCACGCTCGGCATCATCAAGCGCCGCATTGTTACGGTCGAGTTCACGCTCCATATCATTGAGCGCCGCCGTAGCGTTATTAAGCTGAATCTGCCACTGCTGTGTTCTGCGGTCATTTTCTCCGAAGGACTCGGAGGCATTGGCAAGGGCAGAACGAAGGGTTTCGATTTTCTGTTTCTGTGCCTCGATTTCCTTATTCAGCACTTGGTTTCTTGCCGTGAGTGCTTCTACGGAACTGTCGTTTTTATCAAACTGGGACTGCACGACTTTCATTTCCGAGCCGAGAACCTTGAAGGACTGATTGATTTCTGACAGTGCCTTCTTGAATTCTTTCTCGCCCTCAAGACCGATTTTTAAGCCAAAATCATCTGCCACTTCAAACCACCTCCTTCATCAGATTCCGGCAGGAATAATGTCATCAATGAAATATTCCCTCGCAGGCTTCGCAAGCCCGTTATACTGTTTATGGCATTCCCATAAATCCAGGAGCAGACCAAACGGCATCAGCCACACCTCATCCTGTGTCAGATGAAGATGTGCGATGCCGTAATATAAAAGTCGAGTAAATAACTCATCGTCACTTACTCGACCGCCACGTTTTTTGAGTCAGCCTCGCTGACCACATTTCGCTTGGTGCCCTTATACAAAGCCTCGGTAATGGCAGATTTGTAATCAGCCAGATCCAAAGGTGTGGTCAAAAGTTCCACCATCTCCTCTGTAAGGACATCCTTCTTGTTTTCCTTGTTCTTCAGATTGTGGACAAGGATGGACTGATTGGCAAGCAGGGTAATCAGCCACACGATTTCGCCGATAGCCATCTCGAAGTTTTCGGACTTCATCAGCTTATCGCCAAGGTTCTCAAGACCGCCGTAGCGTCCTGCGATTTCCTTTGTTGCCTTGGTAGTGAGGAGCAAAGTATACTCGTCACCGCCGATATTGATAATTGCAGAGCGTTCTTTATCCATGTGTCAAATCCTCCTTATTTCGCGGCCTCGGTAGCATAGGAAGGCTCATATACTTC